TCTCTTTCTTTTCCTCTTCTGCGGGGGCAACGGCAGTCTTAGCGCCTACGCCTTCATTGGCATAAGTATCGAGCTCGGCTTTGCGTTTGAGCACATCGATCTTGCTCTTAATCGCTTCAGCCTCACGGATATTGGCATCAATCTCGCTCAGGACTTCTGGGGGCATTTCTTTCTCCTTGCCTTCCCATTCAGCAGCCTTAGCAGATGCCTTTGATAGAGTTTCACGCAACTCCAAGCGTAATTTTTCTAAAGTGTCCATAAGATTAACCTCACAAAATGTCTAATTCTTGTTCCAAAACTTTTAGCTTACGCATCACCAGTGAAGTGAGTGCAGGGTTGAACTCTACAACCTGCGGCTCGGCTTCGGCAAGTCTCTGCCTTAGCTCGGTTACGAGTGGAACTATCTCATAACCATTCACATAATACCCCTTAATCAGGGGCGTTATATCATATCTAATTATACTCCGAACAGCCATCAGCGAGCTGAACTCTGGGGGCTCTTTGTCAAATTCGGCATAGTGCTTTACCAGATGATTGTAAACTCCCTTCATCTCGCTCTCTGGAATGTCTACACCACCACGAGCACCAAGTAAAGCTGCCATCGCTGCAGCAACACCATTCCACACCGCAGGTCCAATGCTATCTTTCGAGGGCTTGTGATGCGGAAGCTTGAGCTGACCGAAATTCTCTGGGGGCAATGACTCCGCCCAAGCATAATGATTGGCAATGCGGGTCTTTTCTGCATCACTCAATTCAGCCCAGCCAGCATCAGCAAAGTCGCCAAGATTAGGTGCAGCCCACTTGTCATTGCTCTGCCCAGTGTCTTTGTATGGCACAACAGCCTTCACTCCAGCGGTTGCAGGATTAGCGCCCCAATTGACATCAGATATATCCCAGAGCTTCACCTCTCGAATGTTCCTAACCAGCAAGCGGGACTTTTCATTAGCAGGTTCGTTTTCCTCAGTGATATCGAACTTGACAACATCGAAGCCAAAAGACATTTCGTTCAAAGCTCCAGTTCTCAGAGCTTCCAAGACTTCATTGCCCCGCTCGGTGTTTAGGTAGGTGCGCTTCACCTGCAACCCACCAGTCGCCTCAGGAAATTCAGCCCTAATCTGGTCGGGCAGCTCAGACTTATTTACCTCTGTAATTTCATCGATACGGGCAATCGGGGGTAAGTTGTAATTGTGCTGCCAAAGATGACGAAAATGCCTTGAATTTTCGGTGATAGTCTTTTTGAATGCACCTTTGTGAATGCGATCGCCGACCAAGTCAATGTTTCCAAACACCGCTGCAATACCAGTAACCGTTCGGTCTTCTATTGACTTCACCGCACTGGCAAATGATTTCTCTTCCATCAGAGCCTCCATATCACTTAATTAAGTCCTCTAACATTTTACTATAAAATCGCTTGACTTCTGCGAGCGACTTCTTGACAACTTCCTGCAAAGTCCACCAACGCCCTTTATGAACAGCAGCTTGCGGTCCAGCCCCAACTTCCGGAACAGCCTCACTGCTAATCACCCACGGGCTATACTTTGTTGGGCTTCCAATAACTCCATAAATCTCAGAACCTACTTCTTTAACGGCGGTATTTATCTGACGACCTAACGTCCCAGTCCTGCGATAAGTGGAAGCTGAAGGCTGCGGAGGATATTCTGGCACTTGGCTATGCACATATTTGACCGCCTTATCAGTCGTTTTATGCAATGCGTCCTTAATCTCTTTGCCTTGCAAACGCTTCAGCTTCTTATTGAGCTTGTCAAGCCCCTTTATCTGATAATCAATCTGGTCGGACATTTAGACAGTCTCCACAACAGGTTGCATATAGCATCGGCAATTTACATGTGCAGCAGGTGCTTGTACCTGACTACCATCCCCACAAGTAAAATAATCGTCAATACCAACAGTCTGCCCGTGCATCGGTGCACATATCGGACACACCCGTTCATCCACAGCCGTATACCAACGTTTCTTTTCCACAACGCCTGACGCTTTCCACGTGGTAAGATTGGCTTGACCATAAGCATTCGTGACTTCGGTCACAGCAATTCTTTCAGCTCGCACTTTGCCAAACTCACCCTCAAGCTCTTTGGCAAGATCTTTCAAAGGCTTGCCAGAATTGTTCCAAGCCACAACCTTCTCCTGCACCATCTTTTTAGTTGAATCGTTGATTAGCCTTATACGCTCACCTGCAAACTGCTCTGCCCACAAATTGACAGCTTCATTGACCTGCGTCCAAGATATGGATACTGGCGCACCCATTCCAAGCAGCTCGTCTAACGCCCTTTTCGCTGCACTTCTGGACACGCCCTTGTAAAGTGACAGCATAACCTCTTTGAGCGCTTCAAACTCGGCAAACCAAAAGTCGTCTGAGAATATAGACTTCTTGCCAGTTTCAACGCCGACTTCTTTCAATACTCGGTCAAGCTCGTCTTGTAAGAACGCCTCCATTTTCTTAATGAACTTGCGCTCATCCTCAACTCGATAATCCTTATCCTCACTCTTAGCCTCATAAGCAGGCAAAGCAGCTTTAGCAGATACAGGCTGTTCGTAAGTGCTCAGCTGACGTAACAAGACATCCCCGCCATTTACAACAGGCAATCCAACGCCATCTCGAAATTCGTTGACTGTGATCACCCCAGCCTGCACAGCTTGCAGATAACGCTGCCACTCTTTGCTCATATCCTCTTGCAATGCTGGGACACGAGAATAGTCAAAGCGCATTAGCACATCGCCAAACTCTGGGGACAGCTGGGCATTGATTACGTCATCAAAATGTTCATACAGCCCAATCAGCGTGTCCTGCCACCAAGACTTGCGGGCTTCCTCATAGTTTGAGTAGGTTGAACGCTTCAAGCCAACCGCAGCTCCAACGATAATCGGCGGGACATTGAACACCATACAGATACGAGCTTCGTTTCTATCATCCAAAGTTTCAAAGCCCATCTCTTCGAATGATAAGCCAGTCTTTTCATACTTTGCATCAGCATCCAGAACAGCGGGCTCAAGCCAGTTCTCCGAGCCACCATAACGTTCACGCCATCGTTTGCGAATGAGTTCAACTTGCGCTTCTGAGAGGTGTTGACTTGAGGTCAACAGTCCAGTCGGGACACCGCCATGCTCCCAGAACAGCTTGATAAAGTCGGTTTCAGAATTGTCAATATCACCAATCCGTGCAGCTACAGCAGCAGGCGGATAACCAGCATAAGCATCTAATGGGTCATAGTTCTTGAACGAGAGAACATCCTTAGGCTCAAGATAAATAGGCTGGCGTCCGGGAACTCTATACTCAAAAGCAGAAATGAACTGACTTGACGATTTTATCGGTGCAGTCCAGTCAGGACGCATCGGCCACAATCCAACCACATTGCCAGAGTTCGAGCGCTCCTTTTCGAAGTATGCAACCCCTGCAAGGTTCAGATAAATAATAACGGCTTGCCAGAAATCATACTCGGACATATATGGATTGGGACTGGACATTAAGCGTCTCAGCGGGTGATCGTCAAGCTCATTCCCTTTGCTGTCAACAATCTTAGTGGCAACCTGTGAAGCGGTGCGAGCCGTCCTGTCAACGCAGGCATAAATCAGCTCATTCTTGCGCCAGCCTTCTTTGACAACAGTATCATAACTTATCGCAGAGTAATGAGGACGGTTATCTTCCCAGAGAGGAATGACAACGGTGCGCTTTTCCTTGCGTGCTAATCGAGAGAATATATTTGCCATTATGCGAAAATCCCTCCAGTCTGATTATACTTCGCTATCATGGTTGCTGCATACCTTAATGCATCAAGACGGTGGAACATCTCCTTATTCTCAATTACATCCGTCACCACTCCATTCCCGTCTAATCTGCGGTGATAAATCGAGATTTCATTTCTTATCCCCTCGCATCTTTTCATAACACGCAAGCGTCCAGTCTTCATAAGCTCCAGCACTGCGGATATGCCAGATTCAACATCTGACACATAAGGTCGATAAACTGTAAGCCCACTATCAGCCCAGTCCATTCTTGGCTGCGTCTCACTCGCAGCTCCACCAACTACTGTGTATTTTATCACATCTTCTCTATGTAATTTACTTAACACATAATTAACATGTTCACTCGTGGGTTTGTTCCCACCAAGATATTCGTCATAAATATACCAGAGAGATGGAGTTTGAGAAGTGTCCTCTGCCAACCAAGCGAGAGCAGTATTCGCACCGCCAAAGTCAAGACCAATTATGCGCTCCCACTCGGGTGGCGGAGTGAAATTATCAACATACCATTCATCTCTAAATATTCCATAAATCAAGCCTTCGGGGACTGTGAAGTCAGCATCGTAAAACATTTTGAAGCGCCACTCTGCCATCGTCCGCTTAGCCCGTTCATACTCATCTTGTGGAAACGCTGGGTTCAAGTTACTGCTAAATCTGACAACCTCATAATCAGGGTCGCCAGCTCTCCATAGGTCATACCAGTGCGTCTTGAGCCAGCCAACATTATAAGGCGTGGTCGTTCCAAGTACCCTGCCATGATTTACTGATAAACGGCGCAGAATAGCTTCCCACGCATCAATCGTCCATTCATCTTGCCCGCATTCATCTAACCAAGCTGCTTTGGCTGTAGATGCTTCAAGCCCGGACTCGGCATTGGCAGAACGGAGAATTATCCGCCCCCACATTTCATCAGATTGGAAATTAGCTAAAAACTTACCAGTTTCTGGATCGCAAAGCTCAATGACCTTATATCCGCCCCACCAGCGCCCTATCCTTAGCACACCTTCAAATACTTTGCGTAGCTCTGGCAGCATCTTGAGAATGAACAGGTCGTAAGAGGTCGTGATAGCTAAATAATCGCCGCGCCCTTTTCTTTGGATTTCACGCCATAACCACCACGGTCCGAATGATGTTTTCCCGCCTTGCGTTCCAGCTAACATCAGAACAAAGCGCTTATCACTATCCCACGCCTTCGTCTGTCCAGAGTGAAAATTGAGCGTCAGCTTGCCAGTTTCAGCATCTATCTCGAACAGTTCAGTCGGCTGTGTTTTCATCGACCTGCTTTTTGATTACTATCTCGGTAACTTTGAGTGGTTGACCTTTTGCATTGCCAAGCTCAACTGTAGCGCTATCGCCAAACTCGTCTTTTCGCTTGCGTGCCAACCACCATTTAGCAGAGGTAACATCGCCATCATGCATCGATTTCATTAGGACGCCGACCGCCATATCGTTCACTTTCTCCAGCTCGTCTTGGTATGCGGATTGCACGGACGGATATTTGGCAATATACTTCTGAGCCGTTTCCCAATTGCAGCCAACACGAGTGGCAATAGTAGAAATAACGCCACCAGAGCCTTTTATGGCTTCTATAAATTGTTTGGCTGTAAACTTGGTCTTAGCCATAGATTACCCATTATCGAATTTTTGCGCCACTGATCAGCTTTCCAATAGCACCGGCTCTTTGCCGGTCACATCCACCCACCGCTGGATCGCCACCGCCACGTAAGCCGGCGAAATCTCCACCGCGCGGCACTTGCGCCCCAACCGCTCGCAGGCGATAAGAGTTGTGCCAGAGCCGAGAAATGGGTCTAAAACTATATCGCCAGAATTGGTTGTCAATATAATTCCTCTCTCCGGTAATTCTATTGGAAAGCACGCTAGCAATTCATCTATTTGAGATTTGTTAGTGCCAACTCTCCAATAGTTAGTTATGCCTTTCATTGTCTTTTTGTTGAAATAAGCCCTCTTTTCTGTCCCGAATAATCCAACCAAATCCAGTTCTTTTACAATCGAATCTTCGTCTGCCATAAGCAATATGTCCTCATAACTTCGAGTTAACATTTCTGAACTGGTAATCGGCAAACCATGTCCTTTATCCCAAACTATCATCTCCAAGAATCTCAAACCGCTTTGCTTGATAATTCTATAAAATATCTCCAGGAATTCCCAGCGGCTATTTTTATTATAACTAAGGTTCCAAAATAAGTATCCCCGTAAATGAGGCTTGATATTATTAACTACCTCTAAATTAAATTCAATATATTTTTCACTTTTCAAGTTGTCAGAATAATCTTTGTATAAATTTGAGTTCATATTATAAGGCGGACTTGTAAATACTGTTTTTGCGAACTCTCCCCCCATTACTCTATCCACCACAGCCTTATCCGTGCAATCCCCGCAAATA